CACATCGGGGCCACGGAGATCGCCGAACGGATGCTCGAAGAGCAGGGCCGTGACCATGCGGACTAAACTATCACCCGGCCAGCGCCTCGCGTTCTTCTTGACCGTGTGCGCTGGCTTGATCGTTGGGGGCCTGGGCGCGTTTGCCTGGGCCGTCAACGAAATCGCACAGGAGGTGATCAGATGCGTGTTTTCTCGGTGATCCTCGGCGTAGCGTTCATCACCGCCCTGTTCTTCGCGGGCGTGTACACGCCCCTGCTGTACTTCGCCGCCGTCCCGGTGTTCTGCTTCCTCATCGCCGGATTCGACGACAACCCTGGTCCGGCGTGTGTCTGGGCCATCGTGGCGATCCTCGTTGACGGGGTGGTATCATGACGAGCGAGTGGCTCATGAGGATGCACGCCCCGGGCCGGATCACGCTCTCACACGCCGACATGCTAGACCTGCACGTGCTACTCCACGAGCAACGTCTGCTGCGCACAGTCTTCTACGATGGAGGGTGCAAGACCCCCGCTGAATTCTGCACCTTCGTCCGCCGTCAGGACAGCGCCTTCTTCGCCATCTACGACCGGGCCGAGACCCCCGCCGCCATCTGGTGGCTGGACACCTTTACCGGCCGGGCCGCCTGCATCAACTTCTGCGTCTTCCGCGATTTTTTCCGTCGAGCCGTGGACATCGGCAACTTTGTTCTCGACTACTGTCTGGGCGGTGATGACCCGTATCTCGATGTTCTGTACGGCATCACACCGAGAGTAAATAAAGCTGCACTTTCTCTGATTGACAAGATCGGGTTCAAAAGGTTAGCTGAATTACCCAGCGTCTGTAATTTTCACGGACGCGTTGTATCAGGTGTCCTTACGATCAGAGAGGTACAATGATGGGAAAGAGTATTCCCGCTCAGTCAGCCGTGTCCACCCCGCCCGAGGTTCCCACCGAGGAAACTCTGACCGAGGAAGAGGAGCGCGCTCGTAAAAACGAGGAACGCCGACAGAAGCAAGCTGAAGGCGTGCAGCAAACCATTTTGACCACGGGTTTGGGCACGACCGAATCCACGTCCACGCAGTCAACCGGTATCCTCGGAGGATAACATGGGCAGATCGACTAGCTCGTCCGCCAAGAGCAAGCCTTCCGTTGCGACCACTCCTCCTTCGACGGAAGAAGCGGCTGCTGTTGAAACCGGCACTGAAGCTACTGCCGAGACCCGTAGTGAAGAAGAGAAGCGTCGACGCCTCGCCGCAGCAGGTCAGTCGCAAACCATCCTGTCCTCGGGCACCGGTACCTTGGGCACGAGTACCAATCCGACCGGAATCTTGGGCGGGTAAGCTATGGCCGTAACCGACTCCAAGGCCGCGTATCTCAAGCAAATGCGGTCACGACTCCAGCAGCAATTCGTCAACAATTGTGGGCGAAAGTTGATTGAGGTCAGAGATTTCATGCTCCCCGAGTTGGGCCGTTTCCCGGGTGAAACCGCCGAACAGGACCTAGAACGCCGCCTCAAGCACGTCATCATGTCCGTGGCCCAGGCCGCGAACGAGGTCCTGGCTTCCGGCTTTCAGTCCGGCCTCACAAGCCCGGCGCAGAAGTGGTTTTTGTGGCGGCCCCGCAAGCGCAAGCTTTTAGAGATCGGGAAGGTGCGCGATTGGTTCGACGAGGTAGAGTCGATCATGTACAACGTCCTGGCCGGATCGAACTTTTACGAGGTCATCCACGGGGCGTACACGGAGCTAGGTCCCTTTGGTATGTTCGACGTGCTCATGGAGGAAGACGAGCAGGACGTGGTTCGTTTCACGCACCTGCCGGTGGGCACGTTCTATTGGGCGTGCGATGCACGTGGTCGCGTGGATACCGTTGTCCGCGATGTCTGGTGGAGCCCGCGCCAGCTTGCCGAGAAGTTCGGCAAGGAGAACATGAGCAAGGGCGCGATCGAGAAGCTCGACACTGCCCCGGATACTCCCCTCCCCTGCTTCTCCATCGTCATGCCTCGCAAGGGGTACAAGCCGGACTCGTTCTTCACGACCGACATGCCGTGGGCCGAGTACGTGTTGGAGAACACCTCCGACAACGACAAGCTGCTGTATGAGGGCGGCTATCGCGAGTTCCCCCATCTGGTGGCCCGCTGGTTCCAGTACGGCAACGAGACCTACAGCGTCACGTGTCCTGGCTACGCGGCCCTGCCCGACGTGCGCCAGTTACAGGCTCACGCCAAGACCATCATCAAAATGTCGCAGTTGAGCGCAGACCCGACCCTGCGCGTGCCCGCCGGGATGCGCAACCGGCTTCGCATGATGCCCGGTGGACAGGTCGCCACGAGCAGCCACAACCCGGACTCCGTGTCGCCCTTGTACGTGCCGAATCCTGCGACGCTCCAGCCGCTCAAGGAGTGGATGGTCGAAGTGCTCATCCCCACCATTGAGGGACACTTCCACAAGGACGTTTTCATGATGTTCAGCGAGGGCGACAAGGTACGTAGCGCCACGGAGATCATCGAGCGCCGCCAGGAAAAGATGGTCGTTCTCGGCCCCGTAACCTCGCGCTTCCAACACGGTACCTTGGACCCCGGCCTGACCCGACTGTTCAATGTCCTGTACAGGCGCGGTATGATTCCTCCTGTACCCGAGGAACTGGCGTCCGCCGATGCCGATATCGAGTACGTGTCCGTCTTGTCCCAGGCCCAGCGCAGCGCCACCCGCACGTCCATTTCCGCGCTGGCCGAGTCCGTCATCCAAATCTCTCAGGTTAAGCGGGACGTGCTCGACAAGATCGACTTCGATCAGATCGTGGACGAAATGCACGGTGTGCTGGGAGCCCCTGCGTCGATCATCCGTTCCGACGATCAGGTAAACGCTATCCGGCAGGCCCGGCTTCAGGCTGCCGAGGCCGAGCAAAATGCGGCCACCGTCGAGCGTATGGCGGGCGTGGCCGAGAAGATGGGCCGCGTGCCCACGGACGGGAACACCCTCGCGGGCAAGGCCGCGCAGGTGGCGGGGGTACAATAGATGGAAGAGCAGCGAGATTACGACAGGGAGCTTGTGGAACTGCTGGCCTGTGATAATGACCCGGTTATCACAGGGCTTGTGCAAAGCCCCAGTATTGGATATGACGAGAGCGTTGAGGCCAGACAGAGGCAGTATATGGCTGACCTCTCGGTCGTCCTGAATCTCGAAGGGGGTGTGGGACTCCGCGTTTTACGATGGTGGGTTGACGCAGCAGGTGAAGAAGATCGAACATTCGTTGCGAACTCCAACATCTACAAGAACGCGGCCCTGGCCGACTATAGCAAGGACCGCCTTGCCGAAATATGCGCCGCTGACCCCAAAGCGTATTTGCGCTTGCTCCTGGAGGGGGCAAGGGAGTGGGCGCGTGAAGCAGCAAAATCTCACAAGGAGCCGAAACGATGAACCTGTGGAAACTTTTCATGACCACCCTTCTCCTGCCCGTCATGGGTTGCATGGCCGTCCCCGGCGACGGACCCGGTGGTGGCCTCCCCTCACCCGCCCCCGAGCCTGCGCCTGCCCCGACCGGCGGGGGAATCCTGACTCCCCCCGCCGGTGAGCCCGCCGGTGAGCCCGCCGGTGAGCCCGCCGGTGAGCCCGCCGGTGAGCCCGCCGGTGAGCCCGCCAAGACCCCGTGGTATGCTGGTCTTCCCGAGACCATGCACGAGAAGCTCAAAGGCCTGAGCGCGGACGACGCCGGTGCGGCTTTGGAACGTGGTCTCGGGTATACCCCCGTGACCGACGCCTCGACCGTGGAACTCTCCGTGCCCGAGGGTGTCTCGATCCCCGACACCCACATCCAGGGTTTCAAACAATTCGCGGTTGATGCCGGGCTCACCTCCGATCAGGCGCAGAAGTTCGCCGAGTTCTACGCTGCCGCTGACAAGGCCGCCTGGAATGAGGCGATCGCCAACAATACCACCGCCCTCAAGGAAATGTGGGGCGAGAATTACCAGACCAACGTCACGACTGCGAACCGTGCCGTGTCCTTCTTCGACAGCAAAATGGGAGGTCGTCTTAAGGCTGCTGTCGATGCGGGCCTGCACAGTAACGCCGCGTTCGTTGAATTGCTCAGTGTGGTCGGCAAGTCTATCAGCGAATCCGATCTTCCCGTTGGCCCGTCCGGTGGAACCGTGGACAAGGAAATGTCACCCGTGGCGTTCTACGAGCAGTTCCACCCCCAAAGCAAATAAATACCTGAATTACAGGAGAGCACTATGGCTACCAAGACCCTGAAAGAAATTTCCATGCTGCACGCACAGGCGCAGCCCAAGCAGGTCGAGTTCCTGACCGAGGGCGCTCCGATCTTGGACTCCGTGCCGTTCGAGGCTTCCACGCACGGCACCTGGAACCTGTACGAGGAACTGACCGACATCATCGGTGCTACCCTCGTGAAGATGGATGGTGTGCTGCCCAAGATCGACGTGTCTAGCGACCTGAAGAAGACCGAACTGGAGTTCTTCGGCGGCAAGATCGAGCGCGGCGAGGATGCCGTCGCCGAGTTCGGTTCCTTCGCGGCCTACCTCGCCATGAAGGAGCAGCCGATCTTCAAGAAGTTCGGCATGGACGCTGAGCAGCGCATGCTCTACCAGTACCTGCGTCTGGCCGCTATCGCGGGCAACAACGTCAAGGACCAGACCGTGTTCGACGCGGGCGGCACCAACAACACCAACTACTCCATCCTGATCGTGCGTTGGGAGCCGGGCGTCTGCACCGGCCTGTACAACCCCAAGGGTTTCAGCCAGGGCGCGATGCTCAGCTATAAGCCCTACAACAACGGCTCTCTCTACGAGAACGCGAACGGCGTGGGCGTGTACGGTGGGCGTTACAAGTCGCAGTTCGGCTTCCAGATCGCCAGCCCCATGAACGTGGCCCTGATCGCCAACATCGACCGCCAGGACGCCGACCCGACCAACTGGAAGCTGCCCACCGCCACGATGATCGACGATGCCATTGCCGCCGTTCGCGGCACCAGCGGCGACACCCGCATCTACTGCCGTCGCGAGGTCGTCACCGCGCTCGGTAAGTTCAAGGAAGATCGCTTGCAGACCAACGTGCAGGACAAGAACTTCTCGCGTTCCATTTCCACCTGGGACGGCCTGCCGATCGTGGACAGCTACAACTTCCTCAAGGCGTCCGAGCAGAACCTGATCATCTAATCGAGCGGGGGCTTCGGCCCCCTGCTCCTCAAGGAGAAAATCATGACCAAGTTGGCTGATTACAACGGCCCGAGCTACCCCGTGCAGATCAACGACGAGGAGTTCATCGTGGATCAGGCGATCACCGCCGCCGGTACCACCACCGGTACCATCGAAATTGAAGCCGGTCGCAACATGGGGGCCACCGCTGTCGCCCTGGTCGCCACGTCCGCCGTGTCCGTGGCCGACGCGGGCAAGCTCGGACTCGTCATCAAGGCTGCCCGCGAGAAGGGCGGCACCTACACCACCGTCGTGCCCGAGACCGACATCGTGGCCCCGTCCGGTTCCGCTGCCACCTTCGCCACGGGCGAACTGATCGGCACCGTGTCTGTCCCCTTCGACGCGGAGTCGATCTGGAAAACCGACCTCGTGGTCACGGGTGCGGCCAACACTGGCACCGTGTCCGTCGTTCCCTACTACCTGCCTCGCTAAATCGGTGGGGGCTTCGGCCCCCACTTTAACCCCTCGCAAGGAGAAAAACCATGGCCTCGCCCAAAAAAACATCCGTCACCGAATCTGCCCCCGCCGCCCCCGCCGCCCCCGCCGCCCCCGCCGCCCCCGGTACGGCCGTCACGGGTTTGAGCCACCTGGAAGGCAAGACCGTGACCCCGGTGCCCGATGCCCCCGCCGCCCCCGCGGCTGCCCCCGCCGCCCCGGTCGAGAAGCTCGAAATCAAGCAGTACCGCGTCAAGCCCGGTCGGCAGGTCCTGTCCGCCCGGGGCGAAATCGTGCCCTCGGGCAGCATCGTCTCCGTCACCGGTCCCGTGTCGGATTATCTTTACGAGCCCATCTAGGAGTCCTTCATGGCATACTCGGAAGCGAACGTGTGCAATCTCGCCCTGACGATCCTGGGGTTAGACGAGATTTCGAGTCTTGACCAACCCCACCCGAACGCGGAAAAGTGCAGACTTATCTACGAACTGGAGCGTGACGCGATCTTGGCCGAGTTCAACTGGTCGTTCGCCACCGGCTTCGTCGAGTTGAAGTCCCTGGCCGAAACCGTCCCTCCGGGTTGGGCGTACACGTATCAGATTCCCGGGGATGTCATTCGGGTCCAGCGCGTACACGGCCCCACCGTGATCGACGAGGAAGGTGTGCCCTTCCAAGTCGCCCACGGTGGGCGCTTGTACGCAAACGTGGGCAGTGCCACGGCGTTCGTCACTTTTCGCGTTACGGACACCGCTACCTTCCCGGCGCACTTTATTGACGTGTTCTCCACCCGCCTCGCCGTAAAACTGGCTGCGTCCATCCAGAACGTGGCGAACCGGATGGAGTTCGCCACACAGTTGTACAACAACGCTGCTGACGCCGCTATGTTAGCCGACGCCGCCCAGGCCAAACCGCAGCCCCAGCGTATCCCGGGTATCGACGCCCGCAGGGGAATTTTCGATGAGACCGGCGGCGGCCAGTGGTACCCCTACTACGAAAACCTGTGAGGCGTGAATGACTCTCGTAACGAAGACCACGTTCAACGGCGGTGAACTGGCCCCGACCGTTTCGTTTCGCTCGGATCAGTCGAAGTACAACACGGGCGTCGAGATCATGCGCAATGCCCTCCCTCTCACCCAAGGTCCCTATGTCCGCCGCCCCGGGCTTGAATTTACGTCACTTACAAAAAACACCGGTAACAAGGTGCGGTTGATTCCGTTCATTTTTAACCGGGAGCAGGCATACGTTCTGGAGTTTGGTCACAACTACATCCGCATCCTCAAGAACGGTGCGTATCTTCTTGATGGAAGTGACGCGGTTATCGAAATCGCCACCACTTACACCGAAGATGAAATTTTTGATATTCATTATGCTCAGTCTGCCGACGTGTTGTTTCTGGCTCACCAGGGTCACTTTCCGGCTAGATTCGAGCGTTATAGTGAAGTAAGCTGGCAACTTGTCGATATGATCGTCGGGAGTACACAAGACCCTCCTGCCGCACCCACCGGTGCTGTTTCTGGTGGAACGGGGCGCAACTATGGTTACGTCGTTACTGCGGTCAACGACGAGACCAACGAAGAGTCGATTGCATCGGCCGCAACGATTGTCAGCGCAAACAGCGTGTTGGACACCAGCAATTTTGTCACCCTGACCTGGGCTGAAGTTTCAGGATCAACACTCTATAACGTGTACAAAGACCGGGAAGAATCCGGGGTATATGGATACGTGGGGAGTTCATCCCCCGTGAGCGGAACATGTAAGCTGGTTGATCGAGGTCTCGTTCCTTCATCCGATGATCGGCCCCCGAGTGCGAGAAATCCTTTCGATGGCGCTGGGAACTACCCTTCAACGGTGACGTTCCACGATCAACGTCTGGGGTTCGCTGGTACGGCGAACAAACCCCAGACCGTGTATTTGAGCCAGTCTGCAAATTTCAATAATTTCAACGTCTCAGTCCCCGCCCAGGACGATGACGCGGTGACGTTGACTCTCGCGTCCGGTCTCATCAATCGCATCGTGTGGATGTATGGGGCCAAGAAACTTCAAGTGGGGACCATCGGAGGAGAATGGGCGATCAGCGGAGTGGACGACGGCCCGATCACCCCTGATTCGATCGTGGCGGACAACAACGGGTCTCTCGGTTCGCTTGGTTTACGACCGATCTACATCAATGGTATGACCATGTTCGTTCAGGCCGATGGTCATACGATCCGAGAATTGCGCTACGATTACGTGTCTGACGCGTATATTCCGCGAGATCAGATCGTGTACGCTGAACATCTGTTGTCCGGGCGCACCATTGTCGATTGGGCATACCAAAAATCACCGTATTCGGTCATTTGGTGCGTTCTCGATGACGGCTCGTTCTTGGGTTACTCCTACAACATCGAGCACGAGGTCGCCGCGTGGAGCCGCCACGATACGGACGGGCTCGTGGAGTCCGTTGCTGTCGTCCCTTACTCCACTTGGGATGATGTGTATTTCGTCGTGAACCGCGAAGGGGTTCGTTTCATCGAGCGCATGCGTCCCTACGACATCCGTCAGGATGTGAGCGATGTGTTTATGGTGGACAGCGGTGCGACCGTCACTGGTACGGGGATTACGAAAGTCACGGGTTTGAGCCACCTGGAAGGCAAGACCGTGACCATGCTCCTGGACGGGAACGTGTGGCCCGATCAAGTCGTGGAAGACGGAGAGATCACCCTCCCTCGGGCCGCTGACAAGGTGACGTTGGGACTGCGGTTTACGTCCGACTTGGTTCCGCTGCCTGCCGAGGCTGCGCCCGGCCAGGGCGTCACGACTATGTTGGTTGACCGGACCATCAATTCCATGAGAGTCTTTTTCTACCGCAGCGTTGGCGGCAAATGGGGCATCCCCACCAGAAACGAAGACGGGGACATTGACCTTACGGCGGAGCACAAGTTGTACGAGATCATCCCTCGCAAGGGCTACCAGTTCAACGAGCGACTGCCGTTGTTCACCGGCGTGAAAAAACTACCTCAGCCGGGTAACAGCGGGCCGCGAGTCACCGTGTTGATCCGTCAATCCGACCCGTTGCCGATGAACATCTTCGCGCTGACCATGAACCTCGAAATGGGGCAAAAGTAATGTGGCAGTATTGGGTTGCCAAAGGTGTACAGGACACAGCGAAAATCTACGGTACGATCGCCAGCGATAACCGGCAGCGTGCAGCGTCTAGTGCGCAGGCGTCCACGCTGGAGAACAACGCGATCTTGGCCGACTTTGAGGCCCAACAGGCTGTAGACCTCGGTGTTCTCAATATCCGTCGATTCAAAAAGCAGATCGCCCAGACTCAAGCCAGTACCAGAGTAAGGGCTGCTTCCAGTGGCATCGTGGTGAACGAGGGGTCGGCCCTGGATGTCCTCGTGAGCAACGCCGGTGAGGCCGCCCGCGAGGAGTCGATCATGCGCTACCAGACGAACCTCCAGGCGTTCAACAAAACAGTCGAGGCCAACAACAACCGCTATCAGGCCGCGATCGTCCGTGCGTCCGCACCCTCGGGCCTGGATACCGCGATCAGTGTCCTCGGCACCATCGCTGGCGCTGTTGCGTCCGCGTCTAGCAGTGGCGGCGGCGGTGTCACACAGCTTGAGGGCGGCGTGCAGTACGCCGGGTAAAGGAGAGGCACATGGCGCTCAGTTTGGGCAAATATATCGCCACCGGTCTCGTGAGTGGCGGCGAAGTCGCCAGACAGATTGTTCCGTCGCAGGGAGAACTCATCGGCGCATCCGGTCAGACCGACATCCGATTGGCCGAAGCTACCGGTGCAGTGTCCGGCGAACTGGCCGAAAAGTACAAGGCTGAGGAAGAGGCGAAGATCAAAGCCGACAACGCGGCGTTCGTCATGGATCGTGTGACCGCGTTCGAGGACGAGACTCGCACCCAGCAGAACACGTACCTGGAGCGCCTGGGCAAGAACGCTGACGGCATCGACCGCGAGGCCACGGGGTTCGCCAGTGAAGCAACCGAGCGGGCCTTGGACGGGGTTACGGACGAGCGTGTGCGTGTCGCGATCATCGACCAGTTGAGCAGCCGACGCCGGTCCTTCCTCAACACGATCGACAACCACTCGCGCACTCAACGGCTGGCGTCGTTCCGTAACACGCAGGTCGCCCGACAGACCGGTCTCCAGCAGGACTTTCTCAGTACGGGTACGCCTGAGGAAGAAGCCGAGGTCATCCGCAACCTCTCGCTGACTACGCAGTCCTTGGGGTTGGCACAGGGCCGGTCGCCCGAGGAGATCGAGATCGACTTGGCCGGGCAGGTGTCCAAGGTCACGAGTTCCAAAGCCGTGACCATCGCTGGCACTGACCCTCAGGCCGCGCTCAACTACTACAACGAGCACGAGGCGTCGATCCTTCCCTTGGACCGGGCCGGGCTCCGAGACCGCATTCAAGGGAAGATCGACGAGCAGCAGCGCAAGGTCGAGAAGGCACGCAAGGATAAGCGGGCCGAGTTGGTGGGCGGGCTCGACGACGCCTATACCTACATGATCGAGACCGGCGACGCGGCCAACATGCAGAATATCTCAACGTCCCTTCGCGCCATGGGCTTCGACGACGACGCCAGCGATGTGGAACTCCAGGTCCGGGCCGGGTCCATGGCCTACAACATCGTGAGCCAGGATCAGTCCGAGGCGTTTACTGCCCGGCTCCAGAATGCTCAAGCGGCATTCCCTGTTCACGGTGTGGAAAATGCCGCCGACATCGTGAAGGCCCGGGACATGGCGACCCAGGCGATCGCCAAGCAGGCCAAGGCGTTTCAGGCCGACCCCGCCGGGTATGTGGACGCCAGTATCCCGGGCGCGATCAACGGTCCCTCGCGCATCCGGGCCCGGTTGGAACGCCAGCGCGAGTTGGGCGACGGGCTCAACTACTCGCCCACGGCCCTTACGTTGAACGAGAAGAAGGCATTCGCCAACAAATGGAACGAGTTGGAGTCGGCCCGCGACAAGCTGGACTTCGCCGTAAGCTTGGAGGCCGAGTACGGCGACTTTACCCCGCAGGTCTACAAAGAGGCGGGGTTCCCGGTCGGGGCCATGGCCGCCGCTGATTTGGTCAAGACCAACTTCACCAGTGAGGCCGACGCAGAGTTGCTGTTGGCCGCGTCCACGCTCAAGCCTGACGAGATTCCTACGCGGCCCGACCTCAGCCGCGCCACCGTGCAGTCCGCCGTGCAGGACTCCCAGGTGTTCGGCGTGTACACCCATCTTGCGGCCCTGGCCGGTGCGGACGTGACGCTCCAGCGCACGGTGCAGGGGCTCCAGGCCGCGTTGAGCAACGCCGTGCTCCTGTCCGGCGACCCGGACAAGGCATCCATGCTCGACAACTTCTACGGCGTCATCAACGACGACGAGTACGTGCTGACCTACGACAAGCAGCGCGTTCAGGACAACAAGCTGGAGGACGCCCTGGCCGCCCGCAAGCAATCCGCCAGGGCCTCGGTCGTTGGCGTTACCGATCCCAACAACCTCGTGTCCCGTCTGTTCGGGTCGTCCTACGACAATGCCACCGCGTGGATCAACGCGCCGGACGGCAACGGGTGGGTCCTCTTCAACAAGGGGTCGCAGACCATCGTGTCGGATCAGCAGGGCAATACCGTTCGTGTGACCGTGGACGACGTGAACGCCTACGTGCCCCGGGGGGACCCGTTTGACTATACGGGCGAGGCGTCGTTCATCGGCGGCACAGGGGAGCCCACGGGTTTCGGCAATAGGGCGGACGGGACGGAGAAAGGCAACGGGTTCTTCGGCACCCTGACCCGGTCCGATGGTGGAATCTCCACCGAGCTTTCCGTGGGAGTGGAGTTCGATGGTGTTGAGACCGAAATTCCCCTGCTCGTTCCCACGCTCACTTCCTCGGAAATCGACTCGTTGCTCGAAGGGGACGAGCCGACTGACGCGATCATGCGTAAGGCCGTGAAGCACGCACAGGATCGCATCGCGGACGGCAAGAGTCCTTTTGCCCAGGCCGGTGAACAGCAGCGGAGGCCGCGCTAATGAGACTACCTTCTGGCATCCGAGTTGCAGACGAGAGGGACAGGGCGTTCGACGCCGTGGGTTACACACCCACCCTCAGCGAGGGTCTGAGCGCCAAGGTATCCGAGGGTTTCCGGTTCACCACCACGCGGATGTTACTCGACGGTGCAGCGATCACGGCGGCAGAACGTGAGGCATACGGTTACTCCCCCACCGAGGAAGAGGGGGAGGCGTCCATGTTCGGCTTCGGCCAAGAGATCAGCCAAGCGAACATCCGTGAGGCCAAGGCCAAGTTTCTCACGCCCGACGAATACCGACAGAGCAAGTATTTCCGCGAGGGCGTGGAGTGGGAGGAAGGGTACACCGAACAGCGTGCCCGCATCCTGGCCGAGAACTACGACCAGCGCCGGTACATCGACGATATCATCCAGCGCCGTGACCGCGTGGCCGGTGTCGGTGAGAGGGTGCTCGGTTTCGGCGCGTCCCTCCTCGGCAGTCTCCCGGACCCCGTGAACCTCGTGCCCTTCACCAGTGGGTTAAAGGCCGGGTCCTTGGTCGGAAAGGTCGGGCTCGGCGTGGCCGAGGGCATCGGTGGTACACTCCTGGCCGATGCGCTGGTCCTGCCGGACCTCAAGCGCCAGGGTGAAGACGTAGGCATGGCCGACCTCGTGGCCGACCTCGTGGCCGGGGCGGTCCTGGGCGGGGCCATGGGGGCATTCGGCCATGGTGTGCGCAAAGGCCTTGACGCCCTGGCCGAGCGTCGCCGCCCTCACGTGGACGCGGCCGTGCGCGAGGCGGCCAGGGCCATGGACGCGCCCCACATCGAGGCCGTGCTGCGGGATGCGCCCGAGGGCTTCAACGACTTGCTGGCTTCCAGGTACTGGACCGGTGAGGCGGGTGGCAGGGCTATGACCCCCGAGGAACTGATCGAGGCCAAGTACGGTTCTCGTTTCGAGATCACGGGGCAGGACCGTGCCGACCTGTACGCGGCCATGGAGAAGGCCATCGCGGATGTGGCCGATGGCCGGGATGTGGACGTGACGGAAGTTTTGCGTAACAGCCCGATCTATGAGAAGCTCCCCCCTGAGGCCAGGACGATGATCGACCAGGGCCGGTTCACCACTGACCCCGAGGTATCCGCCGCCGAGCGGTTGGCCGAGCAGGGGCCGGACGATGTGCCGGTAGAACAGGTCGAGCTTGACGAGGTTCAGCGCTTGAGGGACGAGGGTCTGGTCGACCCCGAGGATGACCTGCGGTTGGCAGAAGCGCAGGAAGTCGAAGCGAAAATTGATGCAGCGGAGGAAGCGGGATTGAGCGCGATTGAATGCATTGCGGGAGTGATCAATGGCTAACACGAGAAGCGACTGCATCCAAGCCGTTGTGGCCTCGGGCCTGGATGTGAGGGACGCCACCGACATCGTGGACGGCATCCTCGCGGACAAGGCCCGACTCGAAGCCCAGACCAATTTGACCAACCCGACCCAGCAGTTGACCGAGAGTTTCACCAAGCAGATGGATCAGGCCCGGCGCAGCGCGGCGTTGCAGCGCCGCCACGCCTCGATCAACATCATCAAGCGGGATCAACTGGACAAGTTCCTCACGCAGGTCAAATACGAGGGCTTCACGCTCCTTGACGGACTCGAAGCGCAGATGGTGGGCTCGGTCAAGGACTTCACCGGGGCGCGGCAGTCGGCCATGTCCCGGCGCTGGGGCATCCTCAATTCGTGGATCGGCCCCATGGTCAACGACCTGGAAGCCATCGACGGTGCGCTCCCCCTGCTCCGCAGCGACATGGAGTTCAGCTATCAGGTCATGCGCGAAATGCGTGACCCCGGCAGCACGGGCGACAAGGTGGCCCGCGAAGTGGCGCAGGTCTTCTCGGACTACAGCGAGGTTGCCCGCCAGCGTCTGAACAACGCGGGCGCGGACATCGGCAAGCTAGACAACTGGAGTCCGCAGAGTCACGACCCCATTCTGCTTTTGTCCAAAGAACGCGGGGGGATGGACGCCTGGGTCAACTACATGACCGAGCACCTGGACTTGGAGCGTTCGTTCCCCGAGATCGCCAACGACACCGAGTCCGTGAAGCGTGCCCTGCGCGACACGTTCCTCAACATCACCACCGGGCGCAAGGCAGGGGCCATTGGTCCCTCGGACGGCCGTGTGGTTGCCGGGCCGCGCAACCTCGCGAACCGCCTGGGCAAAGAACGTGTGTTGCACTTCAAGGACGCTGACTCGGCCGTGGACTACCACCGGCAGTACGGCAAAGGTAACATCGTCAACGCCATGTTCCTCAACTTGGAGTTCTCGGCCCGGCAGGCGTCGTTGCTTGAGACGTTCGGTCCCAACCCCGAGTTGATGATTAAATCGATCATCAAGAAGGAGATCAACGACATCGGGGCCAATGGCGACTTTTCGCCCGAGGAGAAGCGTAAGGCGATCTCCGCGTTGACCAGCGCCTGGAAGGACGGCACCGTGACCTCGGGCAAGCTGGCCCGGTGGTACACGGAGTTGAACGGCGAGACCTACAGCGCCGTCAACCAGAAGGCCGCCCGCGTGGGCTCAACGGTCCGGGGGCTACAGTCCCTTACGAAGCTGGGCGGGGCCACCCTGTCGGCCATTGCCGACGTGCCGGTCAAGGCCACGGCGATTCGCCACCGTGGGAACAACCTGTTTCAGTCGTGGAACAAGGCCGTGTTCGGCACGCTCTTTGAAGGGCGCACCAGCGAAGAGAAGAAGATGATCGCCCGGCAACTCGGAGCGTTCATCGACGGAACGATGCAGGAAATCAACTCCCGCTTCTGCGCCACCGACCATTTCAGCGGGGCCATGTCGAACGCGATGAACAAGTTCTTCAAGTGGTCGGGTTTGACCGGATGGACTGAGGCGCACAAGGCCGGGTTTATCTACGGTTTGGCGAACGACCTGGGCGAGAATGCTGCTCACAGTCTAGCCGACATGAATCAGCACCTTGCCGCCGTCCTGCGCCGCCACGGTGTGGATGACACGCAATGGGACGCGATCCGCCACATGGTGGAGAAGATGCCGGACGGTCGGCAGTCCATCGTGCCCGAGCGTGCCCATCTGATCCCCGAGTCCGCCCTGGTCAACCTGTTGCCCGAGAACATGCGGTCCACCATCACCCCCAAGGGCAAGAACAAGGCCAAGTACCGGGCCGCCCGACGTAGCGCAATCGACCGTGCCCGTCACGACCTCGAATCGCGGGTCATGGGCCTGTACGCGGACGAATGCCGATATGCAATTATCGAGCCCGACGACCGCACCCGGGCGGCCCTGGTGTGGGGCACGCGGCCGGGGACGTGGGCGGGTGAGACCATTCGACTCCTTATGCAGTTCAAGAGCTTCCCCATCACCTACGCCAACCGCGTGTTGCGTGAGGGGCGTTGGAAAAAGGCGGGTGAACGCGGCTTCCAGGCCAACACCATGGGGCTCACGCACTTCGTTACGGCCATGTGGACGTTCGGCTACTTGAGCATGACGGCCAAGGACTTGTCGAAGGGCCGGGAGCCGAAGAACCCCGAGAAGTGGGAGACGTGGGTTGCAGCACTCTTGCAGTCCGGCGGCGCTGGCATCTATGGCGATCTGCTGTTCGCCAAGGTCAACCGGGCGGGCAATTCCTTGGCCGGGACCTTGGCTGGTCCCACCGTGGGCACCGCTGACCGCGCGTTCCGTGTGGTACAGAACTTCATTCATGGTGACGTGGAGGACGCTGGGGCCGACGCGCTGCGATTCGCCATGGACAACACACCGCTTCTCAATCTATGGTACACCCGTGCGGCGGCGGATTACCTTCTCCTTTTTCATCTGCGTGAAATGCTCTCGCCCGGTTCCCTGCGCCGCACGGAACGCACACTCAAACGCGAGTACGATCAAGAGTATATCGTTCCCCCGTCCAGCGTTATCAAGCGCGGAGGCTTCGGGTACAAGTAAAGGAGCAATAAATGACGGTCGAGACCAAAATCACGAAGAAAGAGTACAACGGAGACGACACGACCGGGCCGTGGGCAATCCCTTTCCCCCTGCCCGCAAACACCGACGTTGGCGCTGTGTTGACCGATTCTCTCGGTACGGAAACCATGCTCACCTACGGCACGGATTTCACCGTGACCAAGTACACGGCTCCTTCGGTTGGGGGGACGGCCACAACCGCGAACGCCGTTCCTGTTGGATCGAAGATTCTCTTCTACCTCAAAGTGGACATTACTCAGAAGGTGGACTTTATCAACGTCGGGTTTACCGACGTTGAATTGGCCGAGGCCATGGGCGACAAGCTCACTCTCATCTGCCAGCAATTGGCCCGCGACGTGGACCGCGCCGTGAAGGTGGACATCACTTCGGGTGATAACCCGGAGGACCTGATCGACCAGTTGCACACTGATGTCCTTGCAGCCGAGCAGGCATCCGCTCAAGCGCAGCAGGCGCTCAATCAACTATACACCCGGTGGAACCCTTTGTTTCAGACCATCGACGGACAACTTGATTATCCTCTCGAATATGCGGTCGATGAGGACGGGTGGAACGCGTTAGTCATCCTTGGTGGTCTTGTTCAAAACCCCGGGACCGACTATAAGATCGTGAATAACGGGTACACTCTCCGATTTTTGTCTCAGCCCCCGGTTGGGCAGTCTTGCCGCGTGGTCACGTCCTTGAGTTTTGCGAACCCCGACTTGGATTTGCAAATCCAGAATATCCTCGCCGGGCTCAGTGCTCTCGCCACCGAGACGAACACCGGCCTCTCTCAGTTCGCTACCATCCAAGAGACCTTGGATGGTATCCGTAGTGATAGAGCGGTTAGCCCTGCCAATCTCGCAACTCGAATTGCTGTCGAGACCGAGGAAATCAAAAGCGAAAGAAGAATTCAGGCCACGGGGACGGTTTTAATGTATGTCAATCCGGCCACTGGGAGCGACTCAAACGACGGAATTTCTTCGGTCACGGCGATGGCAAGCATTCAGGCGGCCTACAACAAGCTGCTTACCGAATACGATCTTCGTGCCGTTGAGGCGCAAATTCTCCTTGAAAATGGCACGTATAACACCGGCTTGAGCGCTTACGCAACCCCGAATACTGCGTCTGGGTCCTTGGCTATCATCGGTAATGTCGCTGATCCGACCTATGTAATGCTGTCAAACAACGCCAACATCTACGTCGCGTTTGGTGCGAGAGTATGGGTCTCTGGACTCTCCTTTGATACCTCGACGCAGAACAACCTGATGGCGGATCATGGCGGATTCCTTGGCGTTGCTGGCAATATGAAGTTCGGGCAAACCAACGGCAATCACATGCTGGCAGATAATGGCGGAGAGATTCTTATCTCCGCCACCGTATATGCAATTTCTGGTGGTGCCTATTCTCATCTACAAGCTGGAGTAAACGCAGTAATCAGAAACACGGCTGCGTTCGTCGTTACTGTAACGACGAACGTGTCTATTTCGTATTTTGCTAACGCTTTAATGGGTGGTGTGATGAGCATCACGTCTGCAACGTGGAGTCTGTCCGGTACTGTTACAGGAGCCAGGGGGTACTTCAGTACCAACGCAGTGTGCAACACTGGCGGCGGAGGGGCAAACTACTTCCCTGGAACAACTGCGATCGTTTACGCTGGTACAGGAGAGCAATATGTTTAACGTATACAACCCGGCAGATCATTACTGGCTTTTGGCTGACGGTACTGTGTATTCATCCTCACGCATGGCGTACCTCCAAGCCGATGACGCTACCTATCAGGCGTGGCTTGTAGCAGGCGGCATTCCCACGGCGTACCCGAAAGACGCCGACGGGGATGAGTCGGAAAAGGAACTCGCAGTCGTACTCGGAGTCCACGGGCTGTACGTGTCCCTGGCCGAGAAACGCAGAGCCGAACGCAATGAACGAATCGTGCAACTGCGTTGGCGTATCGAGCGGCACAACGATCAAGTAGCTCTTCTCATGACCCCCGACGAACCGCTGACCCCGTTGCTGGAATGCGTGCAGGCCTTGCGTGACGTTCCTCAACAGGACGGATTCCCCGAGATCGTGGAATGGCCTGTTGTACCGTAATTTATTGACATTTCACTCGCACCGGTAAATACTCCCCGTGTGGGCAGTCTCGGCCAAGACTGAGGGCGTCGGATCGCTGCACCGACGCCCGCCCCACACACCGAAGCAGCAAAAAGCCCCCACACCCGTGCAGCGACGGGCCGATGGGGGCTTTCATCTTTGGAGGAAACAATAGTGACCACGAGAATTTCTTGCGGAATGGTTGATGATCTGTGCCGGGATCAATTGAGAAATTCATACTCGTATCTGTTCCAGGACGAAACAGAACGCGATGACTATTTTTCTGAGAGCCCCGAGCAACTTTTGAATGACGGTGGAAAACAGACCATCGTCTTTATCGGGGTGTCTGCTCTTGACTACATGTACTGGAACGGACCTGACGCTCCTGCCACCTACGACAACTCATACTGGGTCACTGTGCCCGTCAACTCTACCACCTCCGGTGACGTTCACTACTGGGGGGACCCCGCCGTTGAATTGTCGATGCGTGCCCGGCGTGATCCTGCCGACGGAAACCTCGTATTCGAGCGTCTCTTAAGCGGTGTATGGGTCGAGAAGTTCCGAATTTCCGACTCGGCCCTGGTCGATACCATGAAATTCGTCGAGGCCATGGAAATGCCCGTGGTCAAAGAGGGAGAACTGGCGTTGTATAATGCGCTGGTACGAGACGGCGACAACGGGGACATATGGGTATTGCGCCCTGTATTCATGGATTATTCGCACAATCATTTCATGGTTGTTGCTGCACTACCGGACGGGCGGTTGCGTGTCCCGCAGAACGTGGATGCCGCTCTCATGGACCCTGAGAATGTCCCGTTGCAGTACAAGTACGTGCTGTTTGAAACTGATTCGACGAAGATCAAACAGGCACTGGAGGCGCTCATCGGCTCATACCGACTTGACGCAAGTGCGATCAAGAATCTCCCTGGTGGTGATCTGGCGATCATCGGCGTCGTTGGTGAAAATTTGGGCACGTTCACGGGGTCTATCATCCCTGACAACACAACGGTTAAAGTTGCATTACAGTCTCTCGAAACGGTGCTCGACGCCATCGATGTAGACGCAACGATCACTTCGTTTTACAACAGCACCAAGTACACCATTAGCGGACTCACTTTGTCCGCTAACGTGTGGACTGAAATTCAGCACAACCTCAACTCCATGTATCCGTCGTCCATCAAACTATACGGCGGACTGGAGGACGTGACGAGTGCATACGATATCGAGATCGTGAACGCCAACGTGATCCGGGTCAAACACTCTATCACGTACTCCAACGTGACCGTCATCGTGAGGAAGTAGTCAGGTTGCAACCGAGGGCTTTTTCATCTACGGTCACTTTTACGACACCTCCCTCAACCCTAATATCACAGGAGTTTCTATGGCAGCGAAGAAGAAATCCACCGGCAAGAAGGGTGGCAAGAAGGGCGGAAAGCAGACGGCCATGTCGCGCAGCGGTGAACGCACCCCGCGCTACGGCAAGAAGGGCAAGGCGTAATGGTCCAATGGGCGTGTATCACCGTACTCGCGGTGATCGCCGTGGTGTGGCCCTTCTTGGGCATGTCGTGGTACCCTGAGCATCACGACACCGTGAACGAGATCATGCTGGGTATCGCCCTTCTCGGCTGGCTCAACTCGCTTTGGACAAACAACAAGATGTTGAAACAGCGCCTCGTCTTGCTTGTGTTCCTGGGCTACACGGTGTGGATCGTCGCTACCAACCAATGCACGAAGCTCGTGGCCTTAGTGTGGAACTACGAGTCCATCGCCTTCGGCGTGTGCGTCATTCTCGCGTTGATCTTGGGGAGGACAGGAAGTGTCCGAAGTTAAGATCACGTGTGAAGAACTCGACACCCTCATCGAGAAGGCCGCCGACCGAGCCAGTGCCCGGACCCTCGACGGCGTTTTCGACATGTTTGGCCTCCCCAACAACGACGAAGGGAGAGCCGCGTTCATGACCATCGGTCGATTCGCGCAGCGGTTCTCAAAGTTCGGTGACGAGGTTGAGCGCCAGGGGATCAGGGGTGCGGCGTCTTTCTTCTGGAAAGTTGTCGGACTGCTGTTCCTCGGCGGTATCGCGTGGCTGGGGCTTAAGGCCGGAATCATCAACATCCCCCGCTAAAGGAAAGGCCCCGGTAGCTCTCGCCGCCGGGGCCTTCTTCTATCTCAAGCACTCCTCTCGCCACCTGCACGTGAAGCAGTCGTTCCCGGCTTGGTCCTGCGGGCCGGGGTTGGACGCGAAGCAATCGGGCAGTCGGCCCACCTTCTTGTCGATCCAGGGCCAGCCCTCGCCCGTGATGACGTACTTCGGATCGAGGTTGTATTTCATTCTGGCCGTCACCAACCATTTCGGGGGCACGGCTTTGGACCTAGAGACGGCGCTAGAGATAGAAGCCTGCCGGATGCCCAACGCATGAGCCAAGACCTCTTGGGTATTCACGTTGAGCGCACTGATCAAACGCAGATACTGCTCGTCAAACGCCATTTTTGCTTCCCCCCATGTGCAACTTCACCGCGCCCTTGTCGAAGGCTGACCGGCCAAGGAAGTAGTAGCCGAACACGCCCCAGCCCAGGTCGGTCAGCATTTCCAACTTCTTTTCGGGGATTCCCGCCCACACCGTGGCCGCTACGATGGCGAGGGTCAGGATCAAGAGCACGATGGGGCGGATGTTCTTCGACAACCAGGAGTCCGAGCCCATGTCGGCTTTGTGACGGTTGGTCAGTTCAGCCTCGAACGCGGCCTCGACTTCAAGCTGTTTCTCGCGCCAAGCCAGCAAACGGTCCTGCTGTTGAATTTCAAGTTCCTTCAACCGGATCAGGGTTGCAGGGTCTTGCACGGCTTTGGCAACCGCCTCCGGTTCGGGCTCGACACCCAGGAACGAGGCCACCATCGCGCCAGCCGCGCCCACAACGGCACCGGCCGGGCCACCAAGAATCCCCGCCAGCACCGGGGCAGCACCAGAAACCAACGAGCCAACGTCTTTCCAATCCATGACTTAATCCTCCATCACTGCGTTCAGAAGTTTCTCGGAAGCCGGGACCGGGCCGATGTTCAGGCCGACCAGGGCCTGCGGACCGGCGGCCCGGAACTGCACACCGAACTGCTGCTCGGCGATGCGTTGATCCTCGGGCGTGCCCATGGCACAGGAGAAGCACACGTCCTGGCCGTTCTCACCGTAGGGGCGCAAGTCCTTGTCGGTCGCCCCGCACTTGTAGCATCTGCGCTCTTCCACCCTACTCCCCCTTCAACCGCTTGAGCCGTTCCTGGAGCCCCAGCAGGTCCGGGGTCAGGATGCACTTGTTGAGGTACTCGGACGCATCGCGCACCGCGTCCATGGCCTGCTTGAACTTGCAGTGCTCACAGGCGGCCATTTCGGGCATGGCCGGACACTCGTCGCACGGGTTGAGGAAGTCTACTTTTTCCATTGTCCATCCTTCATCTGTTCAGCCAGTTCCATCGCTCGATCGCCGACCTGTTTGGCCCACCGACTATCGAGCATCTGGGCCGCTGCTTCTTTATAGTCAAGCGCTTCGAGTGCGGAGAGCATCTTTCGGAATTGGGTTACAGCACCACGGCCCATGTTGAACACCATGTTGTACAGCACACAGCGCCGGGTTCCGCCCATGGCGTTCATCGCGGCGACGGACACGAGACCTTGTGTCTCGCGCATCACGCGTTCCACGTCGTTGCCCAACAGGATGTCGGACTCCATGGGGGAAATTCCGACATCCTCCAGGTTGCGACCGACACCTATGGTCAATTTCCCAGCAGGGCACCGATACGGCTTCAACCGTACACCTTCATGCCGTCGCAGTTGCTGGATCAAAAGATCGTGATTGTCAGCCATGACCAAATCTCCTTAATGGTAAAGATTACTAAGAGTGTTACGATAATTCCAAGGGCAATAGTGCCCGTTACTTCCCTGCAAGTGACCATGCTACTACGGTGCCCCGGCTTCCGCCGTACGCGGATGCGCTTATGCTTCCTCGAACGACGGTTCAGCTTCGCGTGCTTGTGTCTGCTCATGTCTACCGCCCCATTTCAGTAGTGTAGTCGTCCTCACGATGGGAGTTATGCCCACACCGAGAGCAGATGGAGAGACGGCACGTTTCGTCCGGGCTGTATTCGTCGATGCCGAAGCTGAACCCGAGGCAGCAATTACGGTGGTCACAGGTCATGAGTAACCACAGTCGGCGCAATGCTTTCGTCAGTTTCTTCACGGTGTTCTCCTATTTCGCAAGCTGGGCCATTTCGCCGAGCTTGTACAGTTCATCGGGGATGTCGGCAGCTTCGATGATGCCGAGTAAGGCCTTGTCGAGTAGGCGCTTGCCTTCGAGTTCAACCTCGGTATGCAGAGCTTCGATCTTCTTGTCGATGATTTCGTTGAACTTGATCTTCTCCTTCTGCGCTTCGGTGGTAGGGTACTCGAAGCACTTGATGACAGTCTCGGCGCAGCTATCACCGTAACGAGTACCCCTCTCGTAAAGGTCGTGGTCGGACAGGAGGGTGGCCCGACCGCTGCGGATCAATTCGAGCTTCCTGTTGTCGGTCAACCCGGTTCCCTTCTTCTGGTTGTTCAACCGGGTGCTGATGGTGCCGTTGGTGCATTTGACGACTTCATTGATACGCTTGGTCAGGTGTTCGATCTCAAACTTTTTCACAGTGTTCTCCTTTGGTTATCGCACGCAGTCATACGCGCAAATGACGAAGATCAGGGCCAAGACCAACTTATCCTTGACGGCGCATGCGATGGCACCGAACGCGAATATTATGGCGAGTCCTTCCATTACTGTTCCTCCACCCGCACGGTTGTCTCATGCACCACTTCATCGTTCTTTCCGATTTGGATAGAGTGATGAACCCGCACGATTTGACCGCGCCACTGTTTGCCGTCGCACGAGATAGTAACGTGTTCTCCGACGCTCACGATGATGTCGCACTTCACGCTGTCTAATCTTCTTCCCGCCACATCGACAAAGGTAGTTCGCTTCACCATCACATGCTCCTTAACGGATCGACCAGTTTGTGGGCTTCCTCGATATACCAGCCCATATTGATGCCGTCCCGGTCCACGTTCGAGGCGTCGTTGTACACCATCGTCTTCCAACCCTTGTTGACGCCGATACGGCGCTCGGGGGCCTGGGCGCATTTGCGAACCTGGGCCGGGGTAGGGGGCATCACCTTCGTCAACTCGAAGCCTTCGTTGGCGATGACGTACCGCGTGATGTTCTGCGTCTGCTGGTCGCCCCACATGAGACGGGAGGAGCGGGGCACCTTCGTTCGCAGCATGAAGTCCATCACGTCCTCGTGGTTGCGGATGAACTCTTCGATACTCGCACCGTGGACCAGGGCCGCCGTTGCTGCCTTGGGCACGACCATGGCCGACTGATTTTGATGCCACGCACGCTTCACCATGTACGCGCCCTTCTGCTTGAGCTTCCCCGTGCCGATGTACTCCGCGATGTAGTTGTTCACGTCGCGGATGAACATGCGGGAGTACACGGCCTCTTCCAGTTCCAGGCCGGTCACGCCCTCCCACCAGTGGCGGACGGCCTCGACGTGAGGTAGGGCGGTGTGGGGCACACGGATGGTCAGGCCGTCCGTATTCACCTGCACCATGGACAGGTCGGGAATCTTCATCAACTGCTCGGCCAGCATGCACAGCAGGAGTTGCCCATTGATGGTGATGGTCATGGTGTACTTGGGGTCGTAGAAAGGGCCGTATTGGTTGTTGCTGTCGCCGTACACGCCGTTAAGCGCCAGCTTGAACATCATGTTCTCGGGCGTGCCCTTCTCGTACTGGAGGCGCTGGTTCTTCACGTCCGTGTAGATGTCGCAGAAGAGTTCGCCCAGGTGTTCGGGGTAGACCCGGTTACTGATCGCCAGCGAAGGGTAATAACTCGTCACGTCCAGGTCCACAACCGCGTGCGTGGCGTCGGTGTACACGGTGGTGGACTCGATGGAGCCGTGGATGCCGCCCGTGCCGAAGTCGAACTGGAAGCCGTCCACGGTCGTGTTCACGTCGTCGAACGCGCCCTTGGTCTCCGTGATGACCTGCTCGTTGAGCCACTGGTGGATGCGCTGAAACTCGGGCCGCTCGAACTGGACGTAGGGAAAGATCACGTCGCGCACGGCGATGGACGCGCGATGCGTCTGGCGGGGCTGACGCTTACCGTTCACCGTCGTGTAGCAGATGCCAGGGTGGGCCTCTTCCAACCGCATGACGAAGTAGCTCTTGCCGATCTTCGTGTCGTTGTAGTTGATGACGTTGCGCCCATACCGCTGGCACAACTCCTCACGGAACTTGATCGCGTCCCAGGACTCCATGAAGAACTTTCGGGTCTCGGCCACGTCATGCTGGTTGTAGTGGCACAGGGTGTCGAGCCCGTTGAGGGGGATCACCGTGCCGGGAGGGAAGGGTAGGTCCACGATGTTGGTGGACCGCATGTTGTACTCCAGCATCTTCAAACCCGTGGCCTTCGCCACGTTGTCGAAGTGGTGAATCTTGAAGAGGTCCACCTGCGGCACAAGCTGGTTGTCGTCCCAGATAGTGTGGGCGAACTTTGCGTCCTTGCCAGCGTTGAGGATGGCCTGGGCCTTGGCGTAGATGTCGGCCACGGTGATATTCGGGTAGTGCTGGAGGATGAAGTGCAGGACCGGGTAGTCGAAGCCCAGGTTGTTGAATCCGATCATCCTTGCGAGAGGAGAGCGGGACAGCGCGTACATGAACTGCACGAGGTCGGGAAGATCGTTACGCCTTTCGCTGGCCTCGAACACGCGGTAGGCGTCACTCTCGTGATGGGTCACGGCACAGGTGAAGACGTTGGGGTAGGTCTCGATGTCGTAGACGTAGTTGTCCAAAGTGTGCTCCCGTTGGGGCCGGGCCGCCCACGACGGACGGCCCGGTTGATGAGGTAGACTAGAATGGCAAAGGGTCCATTCACACGGTGGAGCCGGGAACCTGAGTCTGCCCGGTGGGCATCATGCCACCGGGACCAGCCACGCCCTGCGCCGGGTTGAGGAAGTCCTGCGCGGGAGCGGCCGGGGCACCGGGGTACTGGCCGGGGGCGGCCATGCCGGGCTGCGGGGCCGGGGCACCGGGGTACTGGCCGGGGGCGGCCATGCCGGGCTGCGGGGCCGGGGCACCGGGGTACTGGCCGGGCTGCGGGGCCGGGGCACCGGGGTACTGGCCGGGGGCGGCCATGCCGGGCTGCGGGGCCGGGGCACCGGGGTACTGGCCGGGGGCGGCCATGCCGGGATGCTGCATGGGCGTATTCGGAGCGAGAGGCGTGGTGCTGGCCCCGGCGGGAAGCTGGGCGGCCGGGGCACCACCGAACACGGTGGCACCGTCCGGGCCGCTGGTGATCTCCTCACCGTAGCCGACCAACTCGACCATGTTCATGTTGATGTAAATGCCGGGCTTCTGCAACTGGCCGTTACCGTCCAGGCTGGCGTACACACGGACGTAGTAGCCGCGCTTCAACTGCTGCGGATCAACGATCTGCGAGGCACCGCCAGCGGTGTAGCACTTCGGCGCGAAGCCCGAGTTGAACCGGATCACGTGATGTCCGGCGAAGCCTTCGCGGTTGGCGTAGGGCTGGCCTTGAGAGTCGGTCCCGTCGCCGTCGATGTACTTCCAGGAGAACACGGGGGACTGCCACTGGCCGCCGGGGAAGTTCTGCTGGGCCACACGTTGCATGGCGGCCCACATTTCATTGAACGCGGGGTCGGTCTTGGGGAAGGCCACACCCATGAAGTAGTTCACCCTCGGATTGCCCTGCTTGTCGGTCAAGGGCTGACCGCTCATGTTCTTGTCCTGGGCTTCCATCGGGTGGCCCTGGACGATACGCCCCACAGGGGTCAGGATGGTGGTCTTGTCGTTTGCCATTACTTCGATCCTCCGAAGATTTCACGGGCACGGTTGCCGTTGTCCCGTGTGAGTTTTACGCCGCTTCTGGTGGCCGCGAAATGCGCCACAACGTCGGCAGGGATACCAGCTTTACGCGCCTGGGCCGGGGTAATCGGCTTGACCGGCGCAGCCATTTCCACGTTGAGGAACTTGCCGAGGGCAATGACCTCTTCCACGGGGCGTGCCCATGACTCGCGGCCAGTTCCGGTTGCGAGAGAATAGCCGGGGAGGGACAGACCACCCTTCAGCTTGGCCGTGATGATCTCCTCCATGGCCTCGATACGAGCATTGAGCATCCTGGCCGCGTCCTGCATCAACGCGAGTTCGGCGGCCTGCTGGTTGTCGGTCAGTTCCCGGGGAGTCGTGTGCCCCGAGAAGTCCATCACGTAGCCGCAAGCGGCCTGGAGCGTGTTGCAGATGCTCCGACCTCGGCAGTAGCGGCACCACGCACCCGCACCCGTGGGGGGATTAGGCGAGAGTGCGCGGGCCGCTGCCTGCCTCAGTCGGAGGATGTACGGACCGATTTCGTCAACGGTCAGCGTCCAAGTGCGGACCGGTTCAGCCTGGAAGCATCGCGGTTGCACGATGGTCAGGCGGATAAACCGTGCCGTCCGGGCCACGCCGTACAGCAGCCCGGCGGCATAGTTCAGCAGTTGCCAGTTCTCAAAGGCTTCAACCAACCCGTGGCCGTACTTCAAGTCCCACACGTCCAAAGTCACGCCGTCGAAAGCAAAGGCATCGCAGGTTCCGTATGACGACTCGTGAACATTCGGAGCCTCAACCCGGGTTTCGACCGAGACATGAGAGTTAGCCATGGAGAGCACGGTGGAAGCGTAGAACTGGACGTACTCCATCATTTCACCCGTAATCACGAGGCCGAGGGGCGACACCGTACCCACGGGGATGGTGACTCCTTCCACGATCTTTGCTCCCAGCCAATGCGCCGTGTCACCGGTTAACGCATCTTCGGAATTGTGATCGTCCGGGACCATCCCTTCCAGAATCACGGACCCGGGACAGGGCACCCAGCGACCAGCCGACGACGGGGAAATGATGGAGTGGCTCATGGTTACAGACCCAGCACGGCGACGAGGCCGGGGATAAGGTCAGGACGGGAGACGGCCATGGTCAGGTTGGGCAGGCCGATTTCCTTGGCCTTGGCGTCCACGATCTCGGGGGTCAACGTGCCCGAGTGGTAGGCCGCAGTAATCTTTCCCATCAATTCCGCGAAGGTGATACCCGGGGCAGCAGCCGGGGCAGCAGCCGGGGCAGCAGCCGGGGCAGCAGCCGGGGCAGCAGCCGGGGCAGCAGCCGGGGCAGCAGCCGGGGCAGTCTGTCCGCCGAACACGACGGTGGGGTCGGGTTCCTGAACCGGGGCAGCAGCGGCAGCCGGGGCAGCGGCAACAGGTGCAGCCTGAACCGGGGCAGCAGCGGCAGGAGCAGGGGCGGCAGCAGGAGCAGGAGCAGCCATAGCGGCACGGAGTTCGGCCATAACCGACTCTCGCGCGGCATCTTCAACCCCCTTGCGGAGCTTCCACACGCCCTTGGCCGTCTTGGTCTTCGTGCCAGCGTGGATTCGCTGGTCCCAAGGCAGGCCGTCGCTGTCCAATTCCACACCAGCCGGGGCAGCAGCCGGGGCAGCAGCCGGGGCAGCAGCCGGGGCACCAGCCGGGGCAGCAGCCGGGGCAGCAGCCGGGGCAGCGGGGGGCACGATGGACAAGGGCACCGGGGTCTCGGGGACGGCGGGGTTGCAGTTGATCAGTCCGAAAACTTCGGCCAGTTCGCGCACCTCGTTCTGCAAGTCGTCGGCGAAGTTGCAGGTGATCTTGAGTTCATAAGGCATTTGTTCGTTCCTCCGTTTAGAGATTGTTTAGAAAGTGTTGAACTTTGTCGTTGACGAAAACAGAATTACTGCGTAGGTTTCGTTTTGTCAACAGGAAATTTTATGAAACTTAGAAATTACCAAAAAGAAACCAACGCGAAGATTCACGAGGCATGGCGCAGCGTGAACAATGTAATGGCGGTGTTGCCGACCGGTGCCGGTAAGACGGTCCTGTTCGGCCATATCATTGATACCCATCCTGGGGCGTGTTGTGCCATCGCCCACCGGCAGGAACTGGTCAGCCAGATCAGCATGGCCCTGTGCAAGTATGGCGTTGAGCACCGGATCATTGGTCCGAGCAACGTGATCCGCACGATCATCGGGTTACAGCAGATCGAGTTCGGGACCACTTTTTACAACCCCTCGTCCCGTGTGGCCGTAGCCGGTGTAGATACGTTGGTCAAGCGGGCCGAACAGCTTGGGCCGTGGGCCAACCAAGTCACCCTGTGGGTCCAGGACGAAGCGCACCACGTGCTCAAGTCCAACAAGTGGGGGCAAGCCGCCTCGCTCTTCCCCAACGCGAAGGGCTTGGGAGTGACCGCCACGCCGGTACGTGCGGACGGTCGGGGCCTGGGCCGCCACGCGGATGGGCTCATGGACACGATGGTGGTCGGCCCGTCCATGCGCGAGTTGATCGACCAAGGCTACCTCACGGACTACCGCATCTTCGCGCCGCCGTCGAACCTCGACTTGTCCAACGTCACGATCAGCGCGACGACCGGCGACTACAGCAAGAACAAACTCACCGACGCCGTGCGCAAGTCCAACGTGATGGGCGACGTGGTGGACCACTACCTGCGGATTGCCGCCGGGAAGCTGGGCATCACCTTCGCCACCGACGTGCAGACGGCCACGGAGATCGCTGGGAAGTTCAACGCGTGCGGTGTGCCGTCCGAGATCGTGAGCGCCAAGACCCCCGATAGTTTACGTGCCTCCATCCTCCGACGCTTCCGCCGCCGGGAGGTCATCCAACTCGTCAACGTCGATTTGTTTGGCGAAGGGTTCGACCTCCCGGCGCTGGAAGTTGTGAGCATGGCCCGACCCACACAGTCCTATGCCCTGTACTCGCAGCAGTTCGGGCGCTCCCTACGCATCATGGACGGGAAGCAGGACGCCATCATCATCGACCACGTGGGCAACGTGATCCGGCACGGTCTGCCCGACGCCCCCCGGACCTGGAACCTTGACCGAAAGGAACGACGCAGCAGGGACAAGAAGGACGACGTGATCCCCGTGCGTGCCTGTCCCCAATGCACGGGCGTGTACGAGCGCATCCATGTTGCTTGTCCCTACTGCGGTCACGTGGCGCAGCCCGAAGCCCGGTCCGGCCCCGAGTTCGTGGACGGCGACCTGTGCGAGTTGGACCCCGCAGCCCTGGCCGCCATGCGGGGGGAGATCGCACGCATCGATCAGCCTGCCGACGAGGTGCGCCGCAAAATGGAGTTCGCAGGTGCCCCGGCCTACGTGGCTGCGGGCGCGGCCAAGCAACATCGCAACCGGCAGGAAATGCAACACGCCCTGCGCGAGTCCATCGCGTGGTGGGCAGCGTGCCAGCGCCAGCTTGGGCGCTCCGACAGGGAGAGCTACCGCAGATTCTACCACCAGTTCGGTATCGACGTGGGCACGGCGCAGACGCTGGGACGGGGTGAGGCCGAAGAACTGGCCCAACGTGTCAACCTCAACATCGGGAGGCTCGTCAATGAATATCAACGCGTGGTGTAACCGTTGGGGCGTGAGCCCGCAGGCCTTGGCCGAACTGCGTGCCCTCATGGTTGACTCCGTGCCGGACCCCACGTTCACGGCGGCCCCAGCCAGCAGCGAGGCAGCAGTGCAGAACGTCGTGCGCCTGGAGGCCAGCAAGAAGGGTATCCGCCTGTGGCGCAACAACGTGGGCGCGTACCAAGACGAGTACGGTAACTTCATTCGGTACGGTCTGGCGAATGACTCGCAGGCCATGAACCGAGTCATCAAGTCTTCTGACCTCGTGGGCATCCGGCCCGTCCTCATCGAGCCTCACCACGTGGGTTGCACCATCGGGCAGTTCGTGGCCCGAGAGGTCAAGGCGGCCGACTGGACGTGGCACGGCAACAAGCACGAGCAGGCCCAAGCCAAGTTCCTCGAACTGGTCAACCTCATGGGCGGCGATGGATGTTTCGCCAACCGGGAAGGTACACTGTGATCGAGCCGAAGGACATGGACATTTACGCCCTGAGAGATGAAGTTACCGAACGCCGGGCCGAGGCGGAAGCCATGAAACGGTACACCCGCAGAATAGAACAGGCGTGGGTAAACTTGGTGTGCCCGGGAGAAGCGACCCGGTGCAGAAGACAGAAAGCTCTCAATAACCTGCGACATTTACTGGAGAAACCATGAACGGTATCGAGAAAACCGAAGAGATCACGGGTGCAGCGCTGGCCCTGGCAAAGGAAGTCGGGTACAGTCATATCTCTCGCGAACGCATCGCCAAGATGGTGGGTTGTACCCCGACCCTCGTGTCCTACTACTTCAAGAACACGCGGCGATTCAAGGACGCCATCATGAAAGCCGCCGTCCGTGAGAAGGATGTCCAAGTCGTCGCCCAAGGTTTGGCCCTCCAAGACAAAATCGCGCTGGCAGCACCCGTCGAACTCAAGCAGGCCGCAGCGGACTATCTCGCCACACTCTAACGGAGACCATGATGCACACTATCCCTGCCCCCTTGCAACCCATGGCCGCGTATCGGCAATTTATCCTGTGGACCAAGGCCGAACGCGACGGGAAGCTCGTCAAGCTGCCTGTCGATCCCCACACAGCCCAGGTCTGTGACCCTCACAACCCTTCGTGTTGGACCGACGCGCAGACGGCCTGTACTCACGCGTCGTTCTTCGGACCGGACTACGGCGTGGGCTTCGTGTTCACCAACCGTGACCCGTTCTTCTTCCTGGACATCGACCACTGCTGGGACGGTGTGGCGTGGAGCCAGCAGGCCCAGGCCCTGTGCGCCATGTTTCCGGGCGCGGCGATGGAAGTCTCGCAGTCCGGCACGGGGCTCCACATCTTCGGGACCGGCACGATGCCCGAGCACGCCTGCAAGAACACCGGCCTGGACCTGGAGTTATACCACGAGAAACGGTTCGTGGCCTTGACCGGGATCAACGTAGTGGGCAGCGCGGACACGGACTGCACGTTCGGTCTGTCTCAGGTGGTTCCTTACTACTTCCCCATGTCCCTGGCCGATCCCGTGCGCTGGACCGACAAACCCGAGGCCGGGTGGTGCCCCATGGACATGACCGAGATCATCACGAAGGCCAGCACCCAACAGTCAGCGGCCAGCGTGTTCGGAGTCAAGGCTACTTTTTCCGATCTGTTCTACCGCAACGTGGAGAAGCTGGCCCTGGCGTATCCCTCGCAGAACAGCGTCAGCATGTACGACGAGAGCAGCGCAGACGCGGCCCTGGCCTCGCACCTTGCGTTCTGGTGCGGAAAGAATTGTCAGATGGTTTGGGAGATCATGTGGATGTCGGCCCTTGTCCGCGACAAGTGGCAGCGCAAGGACTATCTGGCCCGCACCGTGAGCCGGGCCGTGGCCGCGCAACAGAACATCTACACGGGCGGCCAGCGTCAGCAGCAACAGCAGCAGGCCCCGACCTTGACGGTCGAGCAGGTGGCCCAGGCCCAGCAACAGGCATGCGCGGCAGGCGCTGAGTTCGCAGCCGGTGTGCAGGTCCTGACGGTTACGCAGCAGACCGAGTATTTCAAAGGGTGCGTGTACGTCCGCGACATCCACAGGGTGTTCACGCCGGACGGGGCCTTACTCAAGCCCGAGCAGTTCAAGGTGCAGTACGGGGGCTTCAATTTCATGCTGGACGCCGAGGGCACGAAGCAGACTCGCAACGCCTGGGAGGCATTCACCGAGTCCCTGACCGTGCGCTGGCCCAAGGTCACGAGTACGTGTTTCCGCCCCGAGTTGCAGCAAGGCGCGATCATCGAAGAGGAAGGGAACACGCTGGTCAATACCTACGTCCCCGTGCCCACCAACGCCACGCAGGGCGACGTGACCCCGTTCCTCAACCACATGCAGTTCATGTTGCCCGAGCACCGGGACCGCGACATCCTCATCGCGTATATGGCCGCGTGCGTACAGCACCCGGGTATCAAGTTCCAGTGGGCTCCGCTAATCCAGGGCTGCGAAGGCAATGGCAAGTCCCTGGTCATCCGCGCCATTGCCAACGCTGTGGGCAACAGATACACCCACCTACCCAACGCGGCGGACCTGGGCGGCAACGGCGCGAAGTTCAACGCGTGGATTCAGAACAAACTCTTCATCGGCGTAGAGGAAATCCACGTAGGCGACAAGCGAGAAATCGCCGACGCGCTCAAGCCGCTCATCACCAACAGTCGCATCGAAATCCAGGGCAAGGGCACGGACCAGATCACGGGCGACAACAGGGCGAACTTCATCCTGTGCAGCAACCACAAGGACGCCGTACGCAAGACGGCCAACGACCGCAGATACTGCGTGCTGTATACGGCGCAGCAGGAAAGCGCAGACATGGCCGGACTCTCTCGATCGTACTTCCCGGACCTGTACAACTGGCTGAACGCGGGCGGCTACGCCAACGTGACCTACTTCCTCAAGACCTACGCCATCCCGGACGAACTCAACCCGGCCAAGCTGTGCCACCGCGCACCCGAGACCAGCAGCACGGGCGAAGCCATTCAGGCCAGCCTCGGCAGCATCGAGCAGGAAATCCTCGAAGCGATCGAAGAGGGCCGGTACGGGTTCGCTGGGGGCTGGATTTCATCCATGGCCTTGGACCGTCTGCTCGACGACCTCCGCGCCAGCCGCCAGATTCCCCGCAACAAGCGCCGCGACCTGTTGAAGAGTCTTGGCTATGACTATCACCCGGGCCTCAAGGAAGGGCGTACGTCGTGCATCATCCCGTTGGACAACGGAAAGCCGCGCCTGTTCATCAAGTGCGGACACCTTGCATGCAATCTCCAGTATCCTCACGACGTAGTACAGGCGTATACAAAGGCACAGGAGCAGGGTAGCAATGAAAACACTCAAGCGCAGGCCGTATTCGGACGGGGAGGGAAGTAAGATGTGTGGTGGATTGTACCCCGAATACATCGGATTTGTGGATATGGACTTCCAGTGCATGAACGTGGTGGAATCGTGCGAGACCTGCGACCAGCTTGACGTTGCCGTACGGTATGTCGAGCAGGCGAAAAAGCGAGGGATGCTGTGGTGTCACGACATGGTGGCAATGTCCATCACGGAAAAGCGGCGCGAACTGCGGGGGCTGAAATGAGAGTCGTGGTGGTAGGAACAAAAGGTATGCACTGTGGAATCAACAGGGTGATCGCCACCCTGGATGAGATCAAAGAAGCCCACTCCGAGCATGAGGTTCACATGCGGCTCATGGAAGTGATCCCTGAGTACCTGAACGACGGGTGGGGAGAGGAGTTCAGCGATATCATCGAAGCTCACGAGGAGCAGGGCCGGGGCGAGGCTGAAATGCATGTGGTCGAGGAGTTGATCGAAGGTCACTACGGAAACAAAGATGAAATGGGCACGAACGCGTACGCGTGGTTGGTGAGGAAAGTTGCCGAGCATTTCGGCCTTGACTTGTGACGCCGCGTGTGTATAGTTGAATCTCCGTTGGGCAAAGTGTGCAGAAAGCCCCGTTGACCTCCCTCTCCCGGGTGAAGTCAACGGGGCTTTCTAGTTTGTAGCCTACCCTAAATCTAGGCTCTCCAAGGTTTGGTTTCGACGAATGTCATCTTTTCGAGCTTGCTTCGGCGCATTCAGCGCCTCGAACAGGTCGGCCTCGATGAAACATGGTTCGCGCTTGGCTTCGATGAGCGCCGAGAGCAGGAGGCCGAAAACCATGCTCTGCTCGTCTTCCGGGGCAGCCTCGAAGATGGCCCGGGCCTCTTCTTCGAAATCGTATCCTGGGACCGCACGGGGGTTCACACCCTCCTTGATGGTGGCGAAGCGCATGTCCAGGGCGGCAAGCCATTCCTGCATGGCATCGAACTGCGCCAGATGGCGGGAGCCGTTTTCGTCAGTCTTGATGGTCTTGTTTTGCATTTCTCCTCCAATAACAGCCGGTTGAGGATTGTGGTAGCGCCGGTTAACGTAAAGTCCGTTATGGGCGCACGACTGCGGCCCAAATGCACCGCAGGCCAAGGAGGAGCATTTCCTTCGGGCTCATGCGCCACTTAGTCTTGATCTGGGGGTTGAGGTCTTCGATGTGCAAGACGCCTTTCCCGTAGTCGATCTTGGGGCCGGTGTTGTGGAAATACAGATTCTTCATCGTTGTTCTCCTCGCCCGTAGGCGACATAAGAAATTCGTTATGAGTCAGCTAATCCAGGTCGTGTTCGTGGCTCACGCTGTAGCCGTTATCGCCCTGGGCAAGCCCCATGACGCGCCACAGCGCGGGCAGACCATGAACCCGCCTCGATTCTCCAGGCGATTGGATTCCGCGCTATCGCTGAAACCACGCCACATACAGGCGGTGCAGAACTCCGGCATGAGCGTGGTCGGGTTGTCGTTCCAGTCCCATTCGCGTTCGCCGGTCAGTCCGGGGTCGCCGCTGTCGTGCAATGTTTCCATAACCCCGTCCTATCGTTTGCGATTCTTCCACCAGTAGCTCACGCCGCTCCAGGCGAAACAAACGAGCGCGACGACCAGGGCCACGACCAAACCAACATCCTTCAACGTCCACACGAACACGGTGTTATCGGGCATCATAAATCTCCTCCCAGTTTTTGGCGAAATACTCAAGAACTTCACGGCCCTCGGCTTCCTCTTCCATCGTCGCGGCCATGATCTCGTCGTCGCGGTACACGGCCACGGTGTCCTCGATCAGCTTGCGGATGACGCCCGGCTTGAGCGCATCCAGTTCCCAGCTTTTGTCGCCGTACTTCTTGATGTAGCCGGGGGCACGGGTGTCGGTCAGCTTGGCCGGGTTCGGTGGAGGGTTGTAGGCCGCGATCTGGTCCTCGTTGAGCGCGATACGCAGGACCTCAACGCCGCCGTTGAAAATCTCCTGGCGCTCTTCGATGTCGCGGGTCATGTCGATTCCGCTGGGGTCATGGTCGCCCAGGTGGATGATAACCGGGTTCTGCCCGCGATTGCGGTAGTAGTGCAGCCGCAGGGCCGCCGCCCGCATTTCGGACTGCGACGTGTACCCTTTGCAGGCGAAGCACGGCACGTCCAACTTGCGGCACACGGGGCGGATGACACCCAGCAACGCTTCCTTCTCGATCCAGACCTCGGGCCGGAACGGCTGGTTCTTCCAGCGGTCGAGCATGTACTGCTCCAGGGCGTCTTCCACGGCTTGGCCCGGGTCTTCGTTGTGGTAGTTGCTCACGAGGTTGCGGGACCGGTCCTCGATGGCGTCCCAATCGGTCCACCCGGCCATGCGGGCATCCGTCATGACCTTGACTAACCGCTTGTAACTCTTGATGTTGTTGGGAATGTGGTCACGACTCACAAGCTGGTAGTACAACTGCCGCAGGGTCATCACGTCGCCCTGGTTCATGTACTCGTCGATGATGCTGTTCGCCAGGATGATCAGCTTTTCGGTACCAGCGTGGAAACTCTTCTCGATGTATGCCTGTCTCATTTTGTCACCCTCGTCTGTGTCGTTGCGATGATGTACCTACGTCCGCATTTTGAACACGTGAATTCAAGAGCGTTCGGCCAATGAATCCACGGCATCGTGCAGGTCAACGTAGACCCACACTCACAGGTGATTGCGAAAGAAACTATAACCTCGTCCATTTTGTCACCTACCCTATTAAAGGGGTCTGATAAGGGTGGGATGGTCGAAATTGACCGTGCCGTCGCCGCTGCGGCCCCAGCCGAGTCCATGCCACGTGACAAGCTCGTACTTGTAGGTGTGGGCGCAAGCCGCATTGAGGCACTTCACCGTGGGTTCAGTGCTGGCGAAGGCGGGGAGAATTTCAGGCCCCACGACTTCGATGCTCTCGCGCCCTTCCAGGGCCGCCGCGTTGAACAGGGTGAACATGGTGTGCCACGCAAGCGCCCAGGCTTTCCAGGTGATATTGGCGTTCGAGGGGTGCAACCACACGGGGTTGCCCGGGTCGTAGTCGGGGGCCAGTTCCCGGACCAGGGCCGCGCACTCGCGCCCGTAGGTCTTCCAGTGACTCCAGTGGGCGCTATGCTTGGGCATGGCCGGGGCCAGCCCCTCGCGCTTGGCGTTCTGCGGGTTGATCTTCATTCCGTCCACCCCCTCCCACCGCACGCGGGGCATTCGTCCTCGTAGTAGTTGCCCGACCCGTCACACGCGAGGCACATCTTTTTGGGGAGCGGGGCGCAGTAGTAACCGCTCAGTCTGACAAGGAAGTTCCGCAGTTCCTCCACCTCGTGGGCTTCCAGGAAGATGCCCACGGTGTCGTAGCCGTTCTCGATGATGTCGAAGTCGAGTCCTTCGCGGAACGGCTCTGCCATGTTGCGGTACCTGATTCGAAGGGTGTCACCGCACTCGCTCTCGAACACTTTCATCATGCTCCGGTTGATCTTCATTTCTCCCTCACTTCATGTTGAGCACGGCTACGTTGAGCAAAGCCGCGCAGGTCCAGTATACCGCCCGCCACCACAGACCATTGGTCGCATCCACGGTAGCGGCCCCTGCCATGAGAACGATCAGGATGATGGGGAACATTTCCGTCACCTACCCTAAATCTGATAATTGTTGACGATGGAAACGAGCCATTCGACCTGTGCCACCCTGGCGTCACCGGCGGCTCTGGCGTCACCGGCGGCCAAAGCAGCGGCACTGACGACATTAGCGGCAATGGCGACCCAAGCATAGCGCCCACTGGAGCCGCTGGCGGCTTCACTGACGGCAATAGCGGCGTCACCGGCGGCCCTGACGGCCTTGGAGACCCAAGCAGTGGCCCTGGCGGCCCTGGCGGCCCTGGCGGCGGCACTGGCGGCCCTGACGGCACGGTGTTCTGCTTCACCATGTGCGTACAAATGAGCAATGCGAACAGCGTGTACACTATGCTCATCTTCCATTAAGTGAAGCACTTCCTGTGCGCAAGCAACCGCAAACAAAAGTAACGGAGTCTGATCTTTCAAGCAACGCAACGCCCATATCGCGTCATCCAAACCATTACTTTCGATGATGGTACTGACGGGGAATTGCTCATCATCGGCTTTGGTTTTACCCAAGTGCTTGAGCAGTTTCTTCCACCCGCTTTCGCACGGACTGTGTTTGCGAACCTGATTCAATGATATGGTAATCATTTCCGTCACCTACCCTAAATCTATGGTTTTAAACTTTCGTTCCTCAGCCATCGCCGCGCGGATGAGGCGCGACATCGCGGCCCCGGCGTCCTCTTGGCTACGCAACCAGTGGGCCGCGTCCACATCCAGGTTGTAAATGCCCGGCCCGGCCGCCTGCATAAAGTCCACCATGCTCTCGATAGACGGGCCGGACCCTTCCGGGCGGTTCCGCAACCACTCGATCACGTCGGGGCGGATGCGGATGCAGTGCTGTTCCTTTCTCACGCCTTTGGGCAGGGCCGGGCGGCCGGGTCTACTCATCGTCCTTATCCCCCGTGGGAAGCTGGGCGGCGGCCCAATCGTTGGGAAGCGGGGCGGCCTCATCAATCACAAACCACTGGCCGCCCTTGATGTGGGATGCCCAATCGTTGGGCGGCGCGGCGGCTACTTGACGGGCCGCCGCAATCCCTCCGCGAACGGCGGCGGCCTCGCCGGGGTTCAACTCACCGGACTCCAGCAGGGCGGCCCCTGCGGTGATGAAGTCCATGGTGAGCCTGTTCAGTTCTTCTTTAGTCACGGTGATTGCCCTCCTTGTCGGTCAAGGTCCAGTGGCCTTCGGTCTTGATATTTTCGAGGTCTTCGAGCGCGGACAGCCATATTGTCCCCGGCACATGGTAGATTGAACCCAGGCGCAAACGGATCACGCCGTTTTTCATGGCCCGGAAATCGTTGTATGACCAATAGCCCGGCGCAAAGCGTTACGGGCGCGGGTCAACCGTTTTTCAAACACCTTTTCACCCTCTTCCGTGGGCAGGGCGTAGCCGGTCCCGTGGGCCGGGCCATCGTGAACGACGGTCAACGTCTGCTTGCAGCAGGAGCAATAGAAAGTGGTGGTTTCCATGGCTAGTAGTCCTTTCAGGCGGCCACCATGAGCCGGTGGTAGCGTTCGAGGATGTTACCCCAGGCGGTCAAGGCATCGGGCCGCACGTCCATGAGGTGCTGGTGGTGTAGGTCAATTTCAGGACCGAGCGGGCCGGGGCGGTATTCCCAATGCGCGGGCACTTCGTGGCCCCGCAAGGTCAGCGCGGCGGACACGTTGAACCAATGATCCATGACCGTGCCGAAGGGGTCGTACTCCCAGTCATCGAGCTTGAATTCGGCCTTCAGGCCTTCAATGGTTTCCGCCACGGAAAGACACGGGTGCAAATCGGCACTCCACACGGGCAAGGTGGGATCGAGAGCAAAAGGCATGGCTACTTGTCCCCCTCTTCGATGGTGAAATCGTAAGGGAAGCCGTTGACCTCAAGCAGGGCGCGAAGTTCAGCGGCCACGCTGGGGGAATACTTGCCACGACCAAAGCCGAAGGTGAAAGACCCCTGTCCGTTGTACCACACATTCTTGATAGGCAGGCCGTAAGAGTCGATCAACCGGAGGCCGTCGAGCCTCTTCTCAGCCTCGGCGATTGCCTTGTCGTGCGCGGCCTGGGCCTCATCCATCCTTGCGGGGTTCTGGTCCCTCTTGGCGGTCAACTGCGCGTCAATGAAGTCGGGCAGCAACCACTTACGTTCAGCCTCAGTCAAGGGCGCACGCTTGGCCTTGATGTCATTCTCGGCCACGGTCAGCAGGCGCAAAAGATACAGTTCGCGCTCGTTCAAGTAGTCGCTGCCCAGGCAGTCAGTACAAAAGCCCTTGCCGAGGTCGTCGTGATGGTGGCCGCAGTAGCCGCACACATAGGTGTTTTCACGCAGGGCCACGGCTTCCGGGGAGAGTTCCAGCCAGTACCCGAAGTAAGGCAGCTTCGGGTTTTGTCGGCGTTCGTGATCACGATACGGCTCGTTCCAGTCAAAGACCCGCAACCCATCGACGGTGAACCACTGATTGTTAAAGAAATTCTCGGTGTTCAGTTCGATGGTCTGTCCGTCAAGCGGCTTGATATGCTTGTAATGGTGGTCCACATCGTCGGCACCGATAGCGCTGAACTTGCTCAGGTCACGGGCCTTCAACTCGCGGTGGAGTTCTTCTCTTGCGGGGTCACTGGGCTTGAAACTGTAGCAGTGTAAAATGGCGGTCACGGTCTTCATCGTATTTCTCCATTAGGTTGGTGTGTAATTGCTTCATTTACCGCCCGGCCCTGGATGGATGGGTTTAGGCCGGGCGGATGGTCAAACAGCTACAGCACGAGGCTGGGGGAATACCCGGACAGCGAATGCACTTCGATGTCCGGGTTCACTTCTTGCAACATCCTTCGGAGTGTATCCTCCTTGCTGTAGCCGTAGCCGTTCAAGCTGAAATGGTAGGCGGGCAGGGTGCGGCGGTTGCTGTACACCTGATCGGGCAGAAGGTCACGCTTGCCAGAGCCGCCGCGCTCATCGTAGTTGGGCCACAGAATTTCAAGTCCGTTTCCGTCGTCCAGATAGATGCTGAAACGGCTGGTCATGCCCTTGGCGTTGGGGGTCAGGTTGAAAATGTAGGCCCGCTTGGCCGCCTTGAGTTGCTGGGTCTGGGTTTTTTCCATGGTGCTGTCCTCCGTCGGGTTAGAAGTTCCAAGGGGTGGCGTTGTGCTGCTTGGCGATCTTCCGCGCCTCACGCAAGCCCGACACGTTGTAGACCTTCCCGCCCACGGGGCGGTTGCTGTCCGTGATTATCAGGGTCTTATTGTTGAAGTAGTGCGCATACATGGTGCTGTCCTCCGTCGGGTTGTGTGTTGCTGTTGGGGCAGGTATAGCGCGTGTCCGTAATAGATGTCAATACTTATTTTGTCGTGACTCTAAATTTAGCTCCAGATTTTGAAGTTACCAGGATAACTGGTAATTCCCGCCGTCTTTTCCCAGGTGCGCGGATATTCCCTCACGCGCCGGTTGATCCACTCCGGGTGCTTGCAAGTTCCTCGACGCCTCAGCACATGCATACGGTATGCAACGATCATCATCGTATTTTCCCCCGGGTTAGATGTTGAAAAGGGCTTCGACGCCGCGAACGCGGATCACATCGCGGACGCGCTTGGTCTTGGGTTCACGGAATGAGTAGACGCCGCCGCGCTTACCAATGAAAAAGTGATGATGCTTCCAGATGACGTAACCAAACGTGCCGGGAATGCCGTTGTCCGTGGTCACGCTCACGCGAATTTCACCGTCAGGGCACCCGTGAACCTCGAAGGTGCGGAAGCGGTAAGTGTCGCCGTGGAAATACATGCTGCGGATGCGGGCCAAGGCCCACTCAATGGCCTTTTCCTGGGCCGAGGTCATGTAGATGTCAATGGTGGTTTGCATTGTCCTATCTCCGGTTGGGTTGGTTGCCTCATCAGTGACCGGGAACCGCCCGGCCAGACGCCCCCATACGGGGCGTTTCGGCTTTACCACTTGGAAATAATATGGCGCTCAATGACGCGAACGGACGTGATGACCTCAATGACTTCATCGTAGATCATGCCGATGGTAGACGCGCGAATGGTGTAGCGGTTGCTGTGCTTGTCGTTATCTGTGGCGATCATTACAAGACGGCTCCCGTAGTGCTCAAGAATCGCGGCGATGTGCTTGGCGTCCACGCTGCTGATACAAAAAGTCTTCGTGTTGCGGCGTTCGTGAATCGGGGTGTAATTGGTGGTGGTCATTGTGTCCTCCGGTTGGGTTGTGTGTTGCTGTTGACCCCTTTATAGCCGGATGTTGTAATTGATGTCAATACACTTTTTGAAATATTTTTTAAGCCCCGCAGCACTAGGGCTAACGGGGCTTTATGTATGTTATTACACCCAACCGACGGGCAGCGGGCAATGGCACCCGGAGCGCATAAGCGCGATCATGCCCAGCCAATCGGGCCGGTCCTCTTGGCGGACGTAGAGCCCGCGCTTGTCCTCGGTCATGTACAGGGAGCAGGCCCGGTCCGGGTGCAGGGCGAATACTCCAGGCAGATGATGCGGCACCATGTGAGAGCAGACAAGGGCCGCACCCGGCATGTAGGCCAGTACCACGGATCGCCAGTTGAAGTCCCCCACCGGGGCCGGGCCGGGGCTTGAGTATTCGGTGATGCGCTGGCCTACGCCGTCCATCGTGGTTGCCCGGTCGCCGTCGATCATGACCATTGCGGCGTTGTCCGGCAAAAGCACGTGGTCGGGCTCGTGGGGGAAGCGGTAGCGAAAGGCCTGCCCCAGCGTGGTCGCATCTTGAACCACACTCATATTGCGGCCGTCAACGGTCCATGCGACCACGTAGCCGTTGTCAACCTGGAGCCAGCCGTATTTGGTGAAGTGCCGCACGGTCGCGGCCATGATGATTTGCATGGTGGTTTACTCCTTGGGGTCCGGCCACGCGTCTCGGATCAATCGCGCGGCGTTTGTTTTCTCGCTAGGGAGAATGGTATGCTTATAGATATAATACGCCGACTTCATGTTATACTCGCAAATATACTCAGTATTTGCAGCATTCGCGTCCCATCTGATTGGGCACTCCGTACACAGCGGTAAACCATAGTTCTGACGCTGCGTATACTCGCAAGCGAAGCACCAAAACGGGACGTTGGGAACAATCCCGGCGAATCCCGGCCAGTCCTGTTTGTCGTGCTGAGGGTTGCGGGACAACCAGTCCCACATTTCGCGGTGTTTTGCTCGTAGCTGATCCGTTGGGATGTTGCGCATGGTGGTTTACTCCGTTGGGTTAGACGTTGGGCCAGTGACCGGCCACGGTGGGCTTGCCTTGGTCATCGTCGGGGGCGGCGGTGGTGGTGGTGGTGGTGGTGTAAGTGACCTTTGCACCCTGCGCACCAATGTTTTCGTCATCGAGCCACTCGTTTCTCGTCTCGCAGTAGCGTTGCCATTTGCCGTCTTGCATTCTGAAGGTTCCGGACCAAATGCGGCCGTCATGTTCCCAGATTGCCACGAACTGCGGAATGTTGGCCCCGGGCCGGGTGTTGGTAGTGTGCATGGTGGTTTACTCTCCTTCCAGCTTGTAGAATTCAACTCTGGCATTGTATCCGACACGGTTTCGGACCCATTGACCAAGCGAAACGTCGTACCGCTCCAAATTTCCACGATGCCAACGCAGGGTGACGGTGCGCAATACATCGTTGTACATGAACACCGCGACAAATTGACCGGTGTCAGGCATTTCAGTGGGCAAGCGTTGCATGGTGGTTTACTCCTTGGGGTTGGTTAGGGTTGCGAGGTGGGACACCATCGCCTCATAGTGCTCGGCGGGCACCATGAGTTGCCGGGTGGTGGCGTTGCTGTGACGGTTGCGCCGGGTGTTGATGGTATTGCACGTGCAGCAGATGCCCGAGCTAGTGTACCGTTGGGATGCGTGACCGTGTTTGCAGGGCTGGCCGGTCCAATATTTGCTCAGGCCCAACTTGCGGGCCTCAACCCGGGTATGGACCGGCCAGGGAGCGGAGGGAACGAGGTAGAGCCCCGAGCCGTCCGGCATGTTGAGGAGAAGGAGAGCACCCGGCGCAGTGTCCGACGAAGTGGCGTGAAACGGGTTGGCCGTCAACCACGCATCAACGGTGTTGAGGTACTCAGTAGGTACGTTGTCAATACCGTACTGAGAGTAAAGTTCAGCAGCATTCACGGTTGTTAACCTCTCTGGTTGAGTGTTGATGATTGAGGGAAGCATAACCCATACACAATTACAGTGTCAATAGGTAATGATATCCCGGACCGGACCCGAACATGCGGGAACGCGGGAAGCCCCGTGGGAGTAAGGTTGCCGCCGAAATGGCCCGAATCCCGCACACGACCCCTACCCCACCCTTACAGGTATAAATGTATATATGTGTGTAAGTGTGTGTATGTATATATGTATTATACTCCACGTCATTACCATTATAATAAAGTACGGGAAGTAAGGGAATAATAGGATGTTAAGGGGCGTGGTTGAGCCATTCCCGAAGGAGAGGCCCAAAGAGGCCCGTGTGATTTTAAGGGCTTGTGTTGACTGATCGGTTATCGTAGGGCATGGCTGAACTATGAGAAAAAGCAGCGTTTGCCCCATTACCGCCGATGTGATTTTGGATTTGATCGCAGGTGGCGAGAGTTTGAGGAAGGCCGCGAAGATTTGCGGAGTGTCACCCCAAGCGTTCCTGGCGGTCTGCAACCGGGACGAGCTATTAGCAGAACGCTACGCACGTGCCATCAAGTACAGGGCAGAGCTATTAGCTGACGAACTGATCGAGATTGCAGACGAAGAGGTCTTTACGCCAGCCGAGGCCCAACGTCAGAAGCTCCGTGTGGATGCTAGGAAGTGGATTGCATGCAAGCTCTCGCCGCAACGCTACGGGGATCACAAGGTCGTGGACATCAACGTCAAGACGGACATTGCGGGCCGCCTCGCCAGGGCCAGGGATCGCGGCGTGATCGACATCACACCGGGCAGCGGCTTCGCGCTTCCTGAAGGAGAAGGCAGCTACGTCAGGCCGCTCCCTGCTGCCCATCCTGTTCTGGATGAGGAGTTCTACCTTCCTGGCGATGAGACAAGGTGATCGGCGGCCCTTTTGTTGATGATTTTAATCCTCTACAGAGAGTGACCCCCCTCAACTTCAAGACCCCCTTCCGCCGCTAGGGGGCGGTCGGTTTCTGTAGAACCCCGCCTAAAACTTGACGATCTGAAAAAATTCGGAGCATCTACATGCAGCGTAATGAAGACATCCTACTAGCCGACAAGGTGGCCGAGTTCTACGCAAACCCGCTGGGCTTCGTTCGATTCGCCTACGATTGGGGCTATGGCGACTTGACGGGCTTCGATGGGCCGGACGTGTGGCAGGAAGAGTTCCTGGACCAGTTGGGCTTCGGCATCAAGCGCAACAAGTTCGACGGCATCCACCCCGTGGCACCCGTGCAAATGGCCCGGACCAGTGGTCACGGTATCGGGAAGTCCGCGTTGTCGTCGTGGCTGACGGACTTCATCATGAGCACGCGGCCCCACTCGAAGGGGGTCATCACCGCGAACACGGCCCCGCAGTTGAGGACCAAGACTTGGGCCGAACTTTCCAAATGGACCAAGCGGTGCATCACGGGTCATTGGTTCCACATGAGCGGCAGCGGCCAGTTCATGTTTATGCATCACAAGGACCACCCGGAGACATGGCGTGTGGACGCCCAGACCTGCGCCAAGGAGAACAGCGAGGCATTCGCGGGCCTGCACGCGGCCAACTCCACACCGTGGTATCTGTTCGACGAGGCGTCGGCCATCGACAACATCATCTGGCAGGTGGCCGAGGGCGGCATGACGGACGGTGAGCCCATGTGGTTCGTCTTCGGCAACCCGACCCGAGGCAGCGGCGCTTTCTTCGACTGCTTCCACAGGCAGAAGCACCGGTGGAACACGGCCAAGATTGACTCGCGCATGGCGAAGATGACCAACAAGGCGAAGATCAAGGAGTGGATCGACGACTACGGGGAGGACAGCGACTTCGTGCGCGTGCGCGTGCGCGGCGAGTTCCCCCGGTCCGGTAGTTGCCAGTTCATCGCCACGGACATCGTGAGCGCGGCCATGGACAGGGTGGTGGAGGAAGAGGTGTACAAGCGACTGCCGATCATGCTGGGCGTGGACCCTGCCCGCTTCGGTGAGGACTCCACCGTGTTCACCCTGCGTCAAGGAAGAAAGGTGTGGCCCCAGCAGGTCTTTCGCGGTTATGACACCATGCAGGTGGCTCAGCAGGCGATCGAGACCTTCCGGCACCGGCAGGCGGACTACTGCTTCGTGGACGGCAACGGCTTGGGCGCGGGTGTGGTGGACCGCATGCGGCAGCTTGGCTACCCGGTCATCGACGTGCAGGCCGGGGCCGGGGCCACGGACCGAGCCCGGTACAAAAACAAGAGGGCTGAGATGTGGGGTGAGATGCGCGATTGGCTGCGCAACGACAGCCCGGACCTGCCGTTCGATGAGGACCTCAAGGCGCAGTTGACCTGCGTGGAGTACGGCTTCACGCCGGGCGACCAGATCAAGTTGGAGAGCAAGGACGACATCAAGAAGCGCGGGCTCCCCTCCCCGGACAACGCGGACTCACTGGCTCTCACGTTCGCCGAGCCCGTCTGCGGCCCTAATCCGTGGGAGCAGGACCCCCACGCGGGAGACCCGGACGAGTACGAGTGGTGGAAGTATTGACAACCCCGGCCCGCCCGTGGTAGAGTACACACGTTAGGCACTCCATGCGACAAGCCCCTCTCGTGTTGACCCCCATCGCTGCAATCGGTGGGGGTCTTTCTTTGTTGACAGCCTCGTCAACCGGTGATATTGCCTAAACCGTAAGTTAACCTCAACCCAACGGAGAACATCATGACCAGCATTGGAACCTGCCCCGTTTGCTCTGACCACACCGACCGTCGCCCCAATTGCGACATCTGGGACTGCCGCAACTGCGACTGGTCGGGCCCGTTCCTGGACGGCGTGAGCCGCACCGTCAAGGTCCGCAAGCACAACGCGGGCGGCCTCGTCTGCGAGATTCGCGATCCGCGCAACACCAAGCACTTCACCCGCGCCGAGGGTCGCAACCTGACCGATCTGGCCGAGGCCATCCGCGACTGGTTGTACCGCGAGTGCCTCACCTTCGACGTGCTCGTGTTCGAGGACACCATCCTGGGCCGCAAGCTGCGCAAAAGGGTGTCGTCCCATTTCGAGGACTCCCCGATTCTGTCCGACATCGAGCCCACCGGCGACATCTTCGACATCTTCAAGAAGTTCGCGGTGCCCAAGAAACTGATCGTCCCCACCTTCGGCCAGTTCGACGAGTGCGACTTTATCCTCGTGGACCCGGACCTCAACAACATGAGCATCAACATGATCGGCGTGAAGGACGGCAACTTCCACGTCACCGCCGGTTTCTCCAACGGCAAGGATACCACCCCCGCCTACCTCGTCGAGCGGACCGTCAGTTTTATTAAGCGGCGCGAACTCCCCTTGTACAAGCTGCGCTTCAACATCCTGGGCGAGGGACATTCGGCGTTCGTCGAGCACGTGAAGGAGGGCTTGAAGTAATGGCCCTCATCCAGACCACCCCCGAGCAGTTCGAGGAGTTCAAGCGCGTGGCCCGCATCTGGCTCGAAAAGTTCGGGCTCAAGTTCTGGCGCGTGTGCTTCAACCACGTGGAGCTTCGCCCGCATTGGGGCGCACAGACCGCTTGGAGCCTGGACGGCAGGATCGCCACCCTCTCGTACAACCAGGAGATCGACACGGCGGACGTGATCCCCTGCCCGGCCCGGTCCGCGTTCCACGAAGTGTGCGAGTTGCTCATGGCCGACACGAGCGAGGAACTGCACCGGTTCTGCTCGGACGAGCGTGTCGGCGATCTGAACCATCGGATCATCCGCATCCTGGAGAACACGGTATTCGAACCCTGGTACGCGGAAGAGCAGGCCAGGGAAAAGGCCGAAGCTCAGGAGAAGTTCTTCCGTGACCTGTTCAACGGCGACCCCGACTTGGTGCGGGTCGGCAGGGTCCTCTCCCCGGAGGCTGAACAGGCCTTGGCCTCCGAGGACCCGGTGGTCAAGGAGACCATCTATCTCAACCCCGAAATGAGCGAACAACCCGTGGATGTCCATGACGACGGAACGCCCCTTCACATCGGGGCCACGGAGATCGCCGAACGGATGCTCGAAGAGCAGGGCCGTGACCATGCGGACTAAACTATCACCCGGCCAGCGCCTCGCGTTCTTCTTGACCGTGTGCGCTGGCTTGATCGTTGGGGGCCTGGGCGCGTTTGC